ATGTGTGTAGGTGCCGACTTGAGGGCCCATTTTGAAATCTATCTCGTAAGACTTATTGATGTAGTTACCCTGCTTTGTCTTGTGTTCCAATGAGAAGTACATCTGAGTGTGACGGTTGAAGAGGATAGTGTCCATCTTCCAAGCCAACACGTGATTGGGGTCAGCACTTAAAGGTATTGTTCCTCCGATTTCCGTCTTGTAAACTTCGAAGTCAGCATGATCTGTAGCGTATTCCTTGATGTATTCCAGGAGGAGGCCAAAGAAACGCATAGGAGTTTTGGGTTCATACAGGAAGTCTGTTTCCTGTGGGAACTGCTCACGGTAGTGTGAGTTGAAGAGTTCCATAGCATCGACGACAGCCTTGACGTGATAGCCGTTAAGGATTAGATGTTCCAGGGCCAAATGGACAGCAGAGCCGAAGACTAAATGGTTGGAGGGACGTGATGAGTTCCAGCCCAGAATATACTTATAGAAGAACTTACGCGGACATTCCATATACTCCTTCAACTTGGTACTGTCCATGATCTCATGGGAAGGATGTAGGGGGACAGGAAGGTTTGGGACTATCATTTTTTCACCTCTTCAGTTACAACTGTGAAGTCTTTCTTATATATGCTGAGGGCAAATTCACCGATTTCACCATAAACTGATTTGTCAAGCAGGTTGTACTTAGCATGAAGTTTTTCAGCAAGGACATAAGACTCGTTTTGGTTAAGTTTGTTTGAAGTTTGGATTATGAGTTTAGACAACTCTTGAATGTCTTCATACTTCTGACACTCATCCTCAGTTTGGAAGTATTTGCCGTCAGGTGCGAAGTAGACAGATTTGAGTTCAGGCATTGGGGTTCTCCTCGTTGGAGTTTACGTTTATGGTTCGTAGAAAATAACGACCTTGACCAGTCTTACTGTCAGAGCAAAAGATGAGAGTGTTCACCCTGCCGTGCAAAGAGATGAGGATCGAGGTCGCTATCACGTTAGCAATTGTAGGGCCACAGATCAGAAGGTGATCATCAGGACTGGAGTCCTTAAGGATGTTGTACATTTGGCGATAGATGTTGCCGGTGCCTGTGAGCTTAAGACGTCCAGTGGTGAGATGGATTAGTTCTCCGTATTTGTGGGCAGCGGTGAAGTCATGGCAGCCTGGGTTAGGGAGGTATACTTTTGGATGAGGATTCATAATTGTGGGGCCTTATTTAGATTATTTGAGATTGCTGTGTTTAATTATTTAATGTAGCAATCATATTATTACTTCTACAGCCCTACTGAATAAGGGTACGTTGTTTTTGTCACTAAGAACTTGATACTCTACGCGGAGATTCCATGAGGAGAAAGGTGTGTCAAGCCACATTTGCCAATACTCCGCACGTTGTGCGTGTGAGAGTTTACCAGCACCTACTTTAAATGGTGTTCCCATTTCGTCTATGCACATAAATGCACCGATCATTTTGAGAGGTGTTCCCGACTCAGAGACCGCTTCGATAGGTGTGAGGATGGGATAGATGTCTGTGGCCTTTGGCTTGAACTTCATCATCTGTTGACTACGCCTACGAATGTATGGAGAGGAGATTTCCCTCAGAATGAAGCCCTCATAGCCTTCGTCGATGAAAAAATTATAGTCGGACATTATATCTGCGTGATTCATAACAAGGTAAAATAGAACCTTTTTAATGCAACTGGGAATTTTGCTACAGTTTAAGGCAAAGTTAGAAGTTAATTTTTGCATCCGGTAGAGTTGAGGTTCATCAGTTATGATGTCGAAGATGTGGTATTCCATAAAGGAAGCTTTAGGATGGATGCCTACAGTGGTAGATACTACTGAGTGAATTTCAGAAAAAGTCCAACCATGCACATATAACTCTCCGTCATACTCAGCATCAGGTAAATTTAACATTGCTTGATTGATGTGAGGAACGGTTGAGATGATGCTGTCAGTACTACTCAGCAGTAAGCAGCGACCGTTCTGAACAATTGCCCTACATCTCTCACCATTAAGTTTAGGTTGAATGATGTAAGGGGGAGTCCACGAAGTTCTGAATCTGCCCTGATTGAGGAGGCGTGACTCTGAGAACGGAGTGGCCAGCATTATGTCTTTACGTTTGAGCAGGCTCATTTCACACCTCAAAAGTTATTGGAACTGTGCAGTATCTGGAAGACATGAATTTATCTGCAGCTTCTTCAGGTGTAGGAATTTCTTTCATTTTCTGAACTATCTTCCCAACCAGTTCACCCTTCTCATTCTCAGTTCTTTCTTCATACCAAAGACGTGTCATGCAACAATTGAGTTTTGTGTTCCAGTAGATTTGTGTTGTAGTCATGATAATTACCTCTGCGATTATTTGAATTATTTGGTGCAACTCATAGTTAAATAAAAATCCCAGCAGACATTTCTGTCTGCCAGGATCACCTACATGTGGAACAGTTGTTACATCATTGAGGCCAGGGCATCTTCAGGGACACCAAACTGCTTGAGCAGTTCCAACTTTTTCTCCAAAGGATAGGAGGCGAAGGCGGCCATGAAAGCAGCTTTGGGGTCAACGGTGACTTTCTCAGCAACAACACCAGGCTTCCATGCGTTAGCTACTTCCTGGATTTTCTCAGCAGGAGAACCTGCCTTGAGGTGGGTACGTACGATAGATTGTAGGGCTACACGAGCATTTGCCTTAAAATTACTGAAGACAGTGTCAGCACCGCAGGCTTCAACGGCTGCGTCAAGATTATCACCAAAATCATACTCAACACTGGCTTCTTGCCAAGTTGCTTTTCCTTCTTCATCCAGGATAGCATTGTTGTTTTCATCTTTAAGTTGAAAGCGAGCGACTACGAGTTCTTTTGCCATGATCTTATTCCTCATAAATTAATTTACAGTAGACACGTTATGTGTCAGGATGGGGCCGATCCCCATTGTTGAATTGACAATATACCATATGTGAATTGGGTTGTCAATAAGGGGGGTGAAATAAATTTCACTCCTATGCATTTTAATTTTCACACCCTACACCACGGTGTAGAAGTTCTTTACGATACAATTCAGACATTTTTAAGTGCCAATTTTGCATTTCGGTTAGTTCAGCAATTGATTTCTTCTTATTACGTCTCTCAAGTATCCGTGCGGTTTGACAACTTTTACAGATGTAGTAGAGACAGTCATAACTCTCTCCAGACTTAGAATATCTCTTCACCACTGAAGTGTTTTGGAGATTCCTGAATGTACCACAGTGAGGGCATAAAGGATTGAAGGGTCTCATAGGAGGCCCGAAGTTTTAAAGAAATTAAGCCGTTCATTCTCAGTCAGATTTTCCAGATACTTTACAATCTTAGTGCTGGAGGGTTTAGTTGTGATTGGATGAGAATTTTCAATTACTACATGACCTCTCCGGATGTGCTTAACCCGCCCCTCAGCAATGAATTGACACTTTTGGACTTTCCTGGAGTGTGATTTAAGAGAGTGTAGGAGATTCTTAGCCCTCAACAGTTCTACTTCTTTTTCAGTAATTTCTCGTGTGAGAGAGGCGATTTGAGAGTTGAGTAGGAGTTGAGGTTGTAAGGTTATAGCCATGTTAGTTGTGGGGTCGAGAGTCCAGAAGTTATTTTGTGGAATCATTTAAAACCTCCTAATTATTAAGAAATTCTTCTTCCAGTTCAGGAAAATCATAAAGACTTTCAACAGCTTTTAAGAAATTTAGAGCTATTTGTCTATCATCCTTAGCTAGAGTAAGATAACGTTGGAACTTGTTACGAAGAGATTCTCTTTTGTAAAAGTTATTTCTAGCATTTTCAATAAGATCTTCTAGTTCTTCTATAACATCTTTCCTAGCAGTTACAGCATTTTCGTACTCAGTATTATGATTCTCCCACTCTGCTAAGATTTGAGTATTTCTTTTTATCATATCCTTTGACGAATCAAGGACTTCTTTAGTAAAGGTTGGGGTTTTAGTAACCTTTGGAGCATAGTAACTATCAGCAGTCACAGATTTTATACAATAATTTGAACCATAGTATTCTCGATGAATAAGTGTAAAGGTATCTAAAAAGGCTAGAATCTTATTGGCTTCTTCTATAGTCATTACAGCAACTCCTGCAACTTCATACACACAGGAATCTGGCACTACAGCTGCAACTTCTGGTTTAGGTCCAGGATTTTCAGGCAACAGAGGTAACCCTTGTTGAGCGCATTCTAAATCTATTATTAGTTGTTTTTGATCATAGTCCAGGGCCAGCAATTGTTCTTCATTCAGAGTTCTGAAATCATTCATGGTAAGACTCCTTTCAGGTTTAAGTAATGGTGGGTTGCTATGTTTATTTATTCAACGAAGCAAACCAGCGGCCCTTCGCTCCGCAGTAACTTTCATTCCCCCGGGAGTTAGAAGGATGGAGAGGAACAGAGATTTGAGTTCCGTTGACAGGTTCTAATACTTTGTGCAAGGTAAAGTAGTTACAGTTTTTCAACTTGGACAAATAATGACAGTCTTTACATAGTTTCATTTCAAATCTCCTTTAAATAATAAGTAGAAGAATTAAGCAGATAAATGCTATAGGGAGAATATAAGTAGAACATAGGTGTTCTAATTCTAGACGATCTCTGAGGATTTCTTCTTTGATTTCTTGTTCAGTCATGAGTATCTCCTTTCAGAATTTTCTTCACCTTCTCACCAATATCAGAGAAGTCTTTAGAGGTCCATAGAGTTTTAGAGGGCTTCTTAACTAATTTGTCTGGATTTTGAGATTTATCAGCATTTTTACTTAGAAGTTTCTTCAATACATCCATGAGTTATTCCTCATCATCAACAGGTGAGATTTCTGTAGGAATTTCACCCAAACTACGAGTGAATTCCTCTGCACGTTTCTGAGCTTCTCGGACTCTGTCCTCAGCGGACAGGGATTCAGACTCCTGCATTACCGAGATTACCCTGCTGACGTCGATCGAGGAGACACCGGCAGTTTCTTTCATAATCAACTTGTGTTTATGATCTACAGTTGGACTGTTGAGGAAATCCAGATTGACATTAGCTGAAGATTTAAGGATGGCTTGAGCCAAATACTTAGGATTGACCCGCTTAGGATTCATTCCCAAACCTTCCATGATTTCAAGGGCAGCTTCATGAGTTTCGACAAATTCTACCATACCGTTAGAGACCAAGAACTCAGCAAAACTTTCTAATGAGAGTCGAGTGAGTTCGGAGATGGAGGTGGGAAGACATTGCTGGTCACGCCAGAAGAGCATTAGGGTTGCCAGGTATCTGGCGTCCACACGAGTGCTGAGGGCATGAGTTGCTTCACGCGTTTTCATTTGTTCCAGTTTTGACATTACTTCACCAAATTAAGTTAAGATTAAGAATTGTTGTCATCATCTAATTGTATATCAATTAGAAGATCATTTAATAAATCTATTTCTCTATCCAAGCCTTCTATATTTACAGAAGGTTCTATGAGTAAAAGAAGTGACTTAATATTTTTTAGCAGGATTACAGTTTTACTTAATGCACGTTGAGTTTCTTTCGATACATACATAACTTTATTCCTCTTCAGAAAGTGGATTCATTTTAGATAAACTACACCATGATGAATCTGTTATTAATAAGGAATCCCATAGGTAGATATAGACAATTTCTTTTTAGGCATCTTGAAAGGTTCAATTACTTCCCACCATTCAGAACCATCATATTCACCACGTACCATAACAGTTCTGTTTTTAAATACAATTATGAGATCAGTAGCTATTTTTTGGCCCCCATAACTATTATCATATTCTATATTAGATAGAAGTTCAAATTCTTCCCAAGTATAAGAATGTCCCGAAGATTCTGATCCTATAAAGATGATTTCGTTAGGATTTAATTTTTCCATCTTCATTATTTCTTTAGTTTCTTCTAATAAATTACGCATATTCTTTTCCCTCTTTAAATAGTTGAGTTTGAACAGGACATAAGGACTTACGGAGTAAGTCGGAGATTTCTGTTGCCAGACAGTTTGCTGAGTCGGTAAAAGCCGCCTTATGACGTACACAGATCTCAATCTCTGCACCTTGGTAGTGGTCAGGGATGGTGCATTCAGTTGTGACTGTCATTAGGAATTTACCTTGAAGTAGGGGAATGTATGAGGTGGTTTTAGGCATTTGAATCTCCTTATGATTAAATTAGTTCTTTCTCCACACTCTACAACAACCCAACTCACCCTGCGAGTGTTAGGTTGGGTTGCTGAGGAGCAGGGAGAAATTATTCTTCTTCAGCAGCTTCATCATCAAGTACATCTAAACTCTTTATATAGATTCTGTATTTCTTATCAACACTCTCCAGAATTCGTTGAGCATCATTATAAGCAGCCTTTTCATTTACAAGTTTTTTAATTTCTTCTTGTAAACAAGAAATGACTGAGAGTAGATTACGATTACTAAATTTATGTAACTTATTTAACATCTTATGTAATTCTTTAAGATGCACCACAGCCCATTTAACATAAAGTAAATGTAAACTTGGTTTATCTTGTCTATGATCTTCTTTAAATTCTTTTTTCATATCCTTATCTCCCCTCGTTAAGTTTTGCCAAGTTGAATACCTGTCTGTCTGACCGACCATCTGTGAATGCCGCCAGTGCTGCCAATCTGAACATCACATCAGCAGTGGGTGAAGACCAGTTTGACTGGCGGAGATGGTGCGAGAATTCTTCCTGAGACTTAAGGATGGAGAGTTGTCGCTTAGGGCTTATTTTGATTTGTTTGAGTTTGCACATCATTTTTCTCCTTATGAGTTGAACCAGAGTTTAATGAGTTTACTTAGGATGTAAAATACTCCATACCAAACGGAGATGCTGAAGATGGCGGAAAGTATTAAGACTCTTAGATGCATGTCATTTACTCCTTATGATAGTTTACTTACCTGTATGGTGAGTCAGCCCTGCTGACGAGAACATTCCTGTGTTTATTAATTTAATGCAGCAACCATTCCCAACCTGTCACCACAACTACTTTCAGGGCGCGTCCTGTGGTGCCTGGCTCACTTATTTCAATCAGCAAGGAATATATACAGGTGAGAATGACCAGGGCAATCACTGTAAGGGCTGCCCACAACTTAAGAATTTCTCTGACAGTACTGCCAGCGTTGCGACTAGTGTCACCTTTCTGAAGATGCTGTTGACTGGGGCTGCTCCAAGTGTCACCTTTGGTGACGAGTTTATCTACCTCAACATTAATTTCATCTGTGGTGACGAGTTTGTTTAGGGCGTTGGTGTAGTTGGGGTTAGTCATCTGGATGCTCCTTCATAGTTTGTCGAAGTTTATGTTCTAGTTCAGATTGCCTGAGAATTTCCAACATAGCATTCATTTCTTGTGTTGTATTACTAACAATCTCTCCAGGTATACCTTTCTTAGCAGCAGGAGTTAACTTTACATGTTCCAAGGATTTGAACCAAACAGTGAATTCTAATCTATTACCTTTTCTTTTCCATTCTGAGATAACACGTTTAGTATTAGATATATTAATCCACCAAATTCCTTCATCATCCACAGCAACTTTGGCTAATATAATATTGTTTAAGGTATATTTAATGTCATATTTTACTCTACTATTTAATAACCTCTTTTTATTGTACAAAGGATCATCTAATTCTCTTTGCGTTTTCTTTCTTTCTTTTCTAATCCGTACACCAAATTGATCGAATTTACCTATAAGACGTTTGTTCATAGCCATAATCACACCTCAAATGTTCGTTCAGGCCAAATATTTAAGTATTCATTTAAACTAAAAGCAATCCATCCGTCAGAATTATACTTACCGTGGCCTAGATGAAGATTAAAATAATGTTGATAGTCAAATATAGCTACTTTACCTATAATTTCTTTTCCTTCTTTAATATATCCTATAACATCTTTACTAATATCTGTTGAGATGTCCATACTTTTATTAAATTCTCTCTTCAACTTCCTACGTGCAGCACTTCTAATTTTACTTAAATTATTCCTCTTTTTAGACATGATAAAACTCCTTAAATGTTTTAATGTAATTGGTGTGAATTAAAATGTCATATTACCATGCATCCATTTAAATGTCAATAAGGCACAATAATTTATTTTCATAGTAATACCTGTGCTGCAGGATAAATACAATGAACATAATTAACACACATAATCCAATTAATCCAGGGGTACCCCCTACATCAAAACAAATTAAATTGAACTCAGCAATATACTTCTCTAATTGTAAATATTGCTACATTAAATTATTTAACGTAGCAACAAATATAAACACAATTATATATAATAATGCACAGATATAAATATTGCTATGTTTAAGTAATTAATTTTTTTATTTTTTTTTCTTGACACTTCAGCTTTCTCATGATCTACAATAAATTACACACACCTTGAGCTACGTTCAATTTAATTATGTTTGGGGCAGGCCGTACCCCCATATTTAATGGATTATGTATATTCATTACACACATTCCATTTACCCCCATTTCATCATCATAAGATGTAAATGCCTCAATGATGTTCTCCATATCTCTCAATTCCTCATGAAGTTCTTGGATACGTCGGTGAGCAAACTCCAGAATCATTTGATTAGACATGACGGTGATTCCTATGTTAAATTAATAAACACATTATCGGAAACATGCTCGTATTGACACATGTTTCCAGGCTGATTAAATTAAATAAACTTTTTCAACCATTTACATGCACGTGCACGAAGTTTATTTTCATCTTTCCCCTTAAATGTATTACACCTCCTCACATTTTTACATTTAACAACTATACATAACACCTTACAGCCATTAATTTCATTAACCCATGTATAAACTTTACACATAACATTCTCCTTAAATTAATTATTAATAAATGTGGGACATATTCATATTAACATATGTCCCAATCTTATTCAGATGTTATTCCTCAAACTTCCCATGTTGGACAAAGTACATAATTTGTTCCGGTGACTTTCCTTTGAACATATTCACGGCTTGAGCCTGAATCTCAGCATCCGTCGGGGGTCGAACGGCTGTGCGTCGTGTAGATGTGAATAGGGGCTGACCAAATGTAACCATTTCAGGTAACTCTCCTTTGCTGAATTCATCCCAATGACTGCGGAGTTGTGACTGCCACCCTACGATCTGATTAGCTATCGCTGCCTTGCGAATAATGTCATCACTCACACCTTCAAAGCTGACGTTAAACTTTACCGTTTTAACATCTCCTGCTTTCTTTGCATCGGCGTCCATTGCAATTTTAAATTCAACTGTGGTTGTGTTATTGATTGTCATGGTAGTATCTCCTGGTTTGTTTGGTGGCACGTTGTGTGCCCTGTCCTCAATTATTAAATGAATTATAACATGGTGTGGATGTAAATGCAACATAAATCCTCAGCGGCACGCTGAAGGGCCGGGGTAATGGGGGTAATCCGAGTGGCCCATACCTCTACCCATTCATATAAGTTGGGGCGGAGATTTGATATATGTACCAATTTGTGTATATCAATTCAGATCCTCTTACACAGATAGGTTGTTATTCCTATGTTCATTAATTTAATACAGCAACAAATCATACAACGGTGGGGCCGTTTAGGAGCTGGGGCTCTGAACACATTCATCGCACGGACGCAGTACGTGATGGGAGATTACCCACAAGTCCTACCATTCACATAAGGAGCATATGTATGAGTCATATGTATAGAAGTCTGACTTAAGGCGGATTACTTACACCAAACTTTACATTGACACACACCTCACCATATGTTAATATGTGGGAATGATAGGAGAATCTTGCACGACCGTAGGGCGTGAGGACATTCTGGCCCAGCTCTCCCAATGTGTATAAGTTTAAATAAGAAGAGGTGGATGGTGGAAACTAATACAATTAACTCAGCTGGGGAACATGTCACTTATGACTACGGTGATCGGTACTCTCAGTCAGATAGGACTGACGGGCGCAAATCCAAAGGGTTTAATTCTCCTGGAAAAAAGAAGGGTTGGCAAGTTTCAGAGATGTGGGAAAGTCATCATGAGATCGCACGACGAATCTTGCTTGGTGAGACCAATAAGGATATTGCCGACTCCATGTCCCTATCGGTGATGCAAGTCAGTAATGTCCGCAACTCACCTGTTGTCAAGGAACGTCTCTCCCTCATGGGGGCTGCTCGCGACGTCGGCTGTATTGACTTGGCTAAAGACATTATGGACTTGGCCCCCATCGCCCTCAAACGTATTCGTGAAGTGTTGGAAGACGGAACTGTTCACGGACAGACTGCATCAGCCAACTCCATCCTCAAAGAGTGTAACGGAGTTCTGGATCGTCACCTTGGAAAGGCTGCTCAGACAATCAACACTCGCAATCTTCATGCGCATTTCACATCTGAAGATCTTCAACGTATCAAGGATAAAGCAATTGAACTCGCGCAGTGTAATGGGCATGTAGTTGAAGAGTAATTCTTTATTAAATTATAGTTGTAATTATACTTAGGAAAAATAAGTTAATGTCAAATAAATTTATGTCTATATTTGATGGTGATGCGGGACCTACAATTACCTTCACTGCGTCAGCTGATACTGCATATTCTCTTAGTGCTATGAGTGCAGGAATTATAAATGCTGCTGGAGCTATAGCAACTGGTGTCCTGATTTCAGTTGAGTCTCAATCCTGCCGTATTTCATTTGTAACTCCTGCATCTCAATCATTAGGGCATTTAAGAACTGCCGGGGAAGCATTTCAAATTTCTTCTGGTTACTCTGTTAGTAAATTAT